CTTATAATAACGACGGAATCTGTCATGGCCGTTGATCCAAATTTTGAGAATCCATCTGGATGGCAGCCTCCAGCCGGCTGGAGACCCCCATCGGACACCGGAATGAACCATAAATACTAGGAGATGATATGGCAAGAAAAAAAATAACAATGGGAGAGGCAGAGAAGGACCTTATAAAGTTCCTTGGAGAAGATACAGTATTTTTAAATGGAGATGTTAGCATAGGCAAGTATGAGGCCATAAGCACTGGAAGCCAGCTATTAGATTACGCCATAGGGATTGGTGGCGTTCCAAGAGGCAGAATAACCCAATTGGCTGGGAAAGAAAGCTCCGGAAAGACCATGCTTGCTTTATCATGCATAAAGACTTTTCTGGATGAGAATCCGGAAAACACTGCTTTGTTTATAGATGCGGAGTTTACATACGATCCAAAGTGGGCGGCCTCTTTGGGTGTTGATACATCAAGAGTTATGGTCTTAAAAACAAATGACGCCAAAAAGATTTTTGAAGGCCTACTTGGAGTAAGCAGCTATAATTCTAGAACTGGAAAGACCACAAAAAAAGTAATGGGCATATTAGACTACGTTATAGAGGGCACCTCAGAAAGATTTAAAAACTTAGGTGTAGTTGTATTAGATTCCATTGCTGCATTAAACACGCCTATTGAAACAGTAGCTGAAATAGGAAAGGCAAATATGGCCCCAGTGCCCAGGTTTTTATCGACAGAGCTAAAGAAGCTGACTCCAATTGTTGCCGAGTCAAATGTTGCATTTATTGGCATAAACCAAGTTCGTGTGAACCTAGGACAGATGTATGGAGACCCCACGTCATCTCCCGGCGGAAAAGCCCTGAAGCACGCTTGCAGCCTTATGGTAAATATGGCTCAAATATCTGGTGCTGATAGCTACATAACTTCTGATTCTGGAGACAGAGTTGGGCACAAAGTTCGTGCAAAAATTGGAAAGAATAAGGTTGGCAGGCCATTTAGAACTTGCGAATACTCAATTGAATATACGAAGGGGGTTGTTAAAGAGGAGGACGAAGTCCTTGAGCTGGCAATATTGTGTGGGTATGTTACAAGGCCAAATAATAGAACCTACTTGTATAACGACGAGAAGTTTGTCGGTAGGCCGGCTATTTTGGCCCACTTAACGTCCTCCCCTGATGTTATAAGTGAATTATTGCTAAAAATAAGAGATGACTATATTAATGGAGACCTTTCTGACCCTTCTGATGTAAGAGAGGATGTTGCCAGCAGTTCTGTTATAGATGAATTAATTACGATGGTGTAATATGCTTTTAAACTGCAATAAAGGATGTAGAATAAACGGCGGAACGACCGAGGGGAAGCTCGATCCGGACTCATATTCTGTTATATGTACGGTGTGCGAAGATATTCTGATGGACATATCACCATTCTGCAAGGATGTTATGAAGTCATCTGGAGATATAATTAGAAAAAAAAGCGAAAAGGCGTTTATGTTTAGTTGCGTAGAATGCAAAAGAAATGTAGAGGCAGTTATGAGCGATGGCGCGCTGTGTGGTATAGGTTGTGAAATTGGCAATTGCAATATAAAAGTTACAGAGCCTATGTTTGAAGCAATAAAACTCTTAAGGGGGTAGTGGTGAATAACTTTTTAGATGATCTTGTAAATATATGTAATTCAAATTTAAGCAGATCCGAAGATCATATGAGATACCTTGGATCTCGTGGGGTTGGCATAAACATAATAAAGGAATATAGGCTTGGATTTTTTCCTCAGAACGTACCAAAGCTATTAGAGTACATGTCAGAAGAGAGCCTTCTTAAGAGCAACATTATTGATTATAGCAAAAGTAGCGACTTTTCTAACTATTTTAATTTAATTATACCCATTTATTCTGAGTATGGAGATCTTGTTGGCATAAGCGGCAGGACTCTTCTTTCGGACGCTGAAAGGGAGCCTCTGAGGATTTCAAAGTATAAGAATAGCTCCTACAAGAAAGCGAAGATTCTATTTGGGCTTAATAAGGCTAGAGACTCTATTCTTAAAAAGCAAAATGTTTACGTGGTTGAGGGATATTTTGATCAAATAGCAATGAGGAAGAACCATTTAGACAACTGTGTCGCAATATGTGGAACTGCTTTTTCAAAATCTCATTTTTTAAAGCTAGCAAGATATACAAATAAATTAACCTTTTTGCTAGACTCTGATGATGCAGGAAAAGCCGCTGCAGAAAACATTTCTTCAAAGTTCTCCAACAAGGGTATTAGGCTTCGTTTCTTGAGGCTTCCAGAACAATACAAAGACGTTGATGAATATCTTTCGTCAGGAAAGACAAGGAAAGACTTTTTATTAGACGTTTCCAGCTTCGTACCAGGAGTGTGGTAATGTCCGGTAAGAGTAAGAGCTATCAGTATAAGATAGTCGAAATAAGCTTTGATGCTGCTAAATTAAATAATTTTCCAACAGAGCGAGGGATGAGCCACGTTTTGGAAAGCTCCTCTTTCGACGAGGAAATATCTGAACTAAGAGAATCGTTGTTAGATGAGCTGTATGATATAATAAATGGAGATTATTTAACCGAGCACCAAAAAAAGATATTGATGATGCGTCTTATGGGCAAGACACAAAATGAGATTGCGCAGCACTTAGGGATAACTCAATCTGCGGTCCATAAGGCTATGCATGGTAATATAGATTATAAGAATAACCGCAAGAGATATGGTGGTATAGTTAAAAAGTTAAGAAAGATTTGCGGCAATAATCAAATTATTATGGATATTTTATCAAAAATAGACGAGGTAAAGAAAGAAAGATTATACTAATTGTTTTTTAATTGATGAATATAATATGACTTTATCGCTTCTATTAATAATAATCGATATATTTTAGGAGACTCCAGATGCTAACAGACGAAATGCTCATTGGTATTTTTAAGAAAAATTCAAATAATCTTGCGGACAAAGACCTCGTCAAGGTGAGTGACAGCCTTATTATAAAGAAGGTCGCTTTTGATATTTATAAAGTTGATAATGATCCATACGAAAGTCTTTGGGCCTCACAAGAGATAGACGGTGAAAATTTTTTAGTCAGGCTTTCAAACCCATCTTATGATGAGAAAATCAACGGCATGTGGAAGGCGGTTAGCGATCATGACTGTAACAATATAACTTTGAGTTATAAAAACGCGCCACTTGCAAGATTCCCCTCTGGCGAATTTGACTTCAATAAAGACAGTGTGTTTACCTTTAAAGCTGCCTTGCTAGATCGTGTAAACAATGATGAAGAGTTTGTTTCTAATCTTATTAGCCAGCAGCCGGATGCAAAAGTTGCTGCTTTATGCAATACATTTCCAGAACTTGCTGGGTTTATAAATAAGGAATAATAATGAAAGATATAAGTGGACTAATAAAGGGTGCCAATAAAGCGCTAAGGCTAATTGACAATGGAGATACCTATCTTACAACCTATGTTGTGGATAGGTTTGAAAAAGCCGCAGATAAAAATCCCCAAGACCAGCTAATTGGCAATATGAGGGACGTAATAAAAAAAGCTTATTACGATAAAGAGTTTATAACCCAGCACCAGATTGCAGCTGTATACGATAAGATGTATGGAATTTCCGGAGGCATTACCGCCTTTAGGAACGATTTGGGCGATTTAATTCCAGACGGACACGCAATAGTGTCCCATAATAAAAAGTCTTATGCGAAAAACAGAGATGACTTTGTTGCCGGAATTTCTTCTGAAAATAAAGATCTAAAGGGGCTGGAAGACGCATTATCCTCAGTGTTCTCATTAAACCCCGGTACTAAGCCCGGCTATTATAATAATAATATATTTAGGAAGGCAGAGAACGTAACTAGGGCTCAGCTAAAGTCAGTTGGGTTTGATCCTCAAAAAATTAAGGCCATAGAGAGCAACCAGCACTACATTCTTTGTGTTGCCTCGTATAATACGCCAGAGTTTGTTTCAGTAGACGTAAAAATACCTGTGCAGGTTTCAGACGGGCATGTTATTATGCCGTCGCACATGATTCAAGATGGTGAACTTGTTGAAATTACAAAAGACGCAATGTATCTTGGGATAAAAGAAGGCGCGTGGAGCAAATCACAGTCCGGCACTAGAAAGTTTGCTGGAGAAAGAGAGGGCCAGAGCCTTAGAACCCCCAAGGCTGTTGTTCCAGCTAGTCTTGAAGAATTTGCAAATTTAGAAAACGAGCTTGTTGTCGCATCATCAAGATTCACAAGAGATGAAATTATACTCGCAAGTAAGCTCGTGTCCTCTGAGCTTTACTCCCTGGGAGTTCCAAGTCCACAAGTCAAGGTTAGTTCCTCGAATAATAAAGAAATTTCCTTTTCTGCAAGTATACCAACAGAAGTCGGACGGGTCTCTGTGACTATACCAGTAGAGGTGCATAACGGAAGGCCCGTTCTTCCAAGTAAGTTTTCTTATGAGAACTCTTCTGGATTAAATAGTTATGACTTCAGCGAGTCTGGGATGGGCATGCTTCTTAGGTCTATAGCGGGCTCTCAAAGTGTTCCATCTATCTCTAGAGATCATGGCGAACTTGCATCAGGCTCTTATCATGACCTTATGGACTCGGTAATAGATGGCGTATCTAGAAAGGACTACAGAGTTGCGGAAGATGCGCTAATGGTTATACAAAGCAGGTTCACTCCGGAGCAATATGTGTTTGCTCTTAATAAGTTCTCTGCCTTGTTAAAAGCCTCTTCTGAGGATGAAGAAAGGGCCCTTCTAGTTCGAAGCGCACTTGAGCGAGGAGATCTAATAAGAGTATCTACATCGATAGAGCCATACAGTCCAAAGCTAGGCCTCCCGCTTAGGAAGTTAGACTTTGATAGCAAGGGAAGGCCGATCCCAATGAGGAGGGCTGGAAAGTCAGATAACCTTAAGGATTCCGGAGCACACATCTCTACATCTAAGATATTCTTATCATAAGGTTTAATTATGTCAAAAATAAAAACAATACTTGATTCAATAGATGGCAGTAGCAATCGAACTACGGCCAGGAGGGTTCGTGTTGCGGTTTTAAAGTCTATGGGCATAACAAAAAGTGCATCGGACGACCAGCATGGAATATTCCAACATTTTCAATCAGGCGTGTTGGATTATCCAACTAGGGATCAGTATACGTCCCATCGCGGTGGTGAATCTGTTTCTAGGGATAATTTATATGGAGTTGGCATAGAGCAGTCCGACGCAGATAATTCTTATGCAGAGCCCGCAAGGTCCCTGTCCACGCGATACTCTCCAGATAGAGTCGGAGTACAGGCTAGGCGCGTTGGTGATGGCGTATACCAAGACCCTTATACAAATAAGGTCTACGATTACAACGAGGGATTCACTACGGAGGATGGCTCCGTCTTTCCTGGCGGCAGTCCCGCACTACAGTCTAGCCTCGATAATCTAGGTTAAGCCGCCAACCTGTTTAATCCAAAACCGTTTAATAAAAAGTCCTGGCTTAGTAATATATAGTCAGGACTTTTTATTTTTGAGGTAATTATGAGCAATAAGATTTTAAAACACCCAAATAAAGAAGATATTATAAAAATGCTTCTTGATGGCGATTCTGTAAAAGAAGTTGAGTCATGGATTAAAGAAAAATATCCGAGATCAAAACGCTTTCATGTTTCATATATGACGTTACAAAAATTTAGATCCGAACATCTAAACTTAAAGGGGGATGTCCTTGAGGATATAAAGAATAAAAGAGTCGAAGTTAAGCGAGATATCAAAGAGGCGGAGACCAGAATGATCGTGTCTAATTCGTCTCATTACAAGGAAAAGATAGAGGAAATTGCTTCTGCTGAGTTAGATGTTTCGAGAAGGCTTTTGGAGCTAGACAGAATTATAACGTCTAGAATAGAGTACTATTATAATCTTTTAGAAAATGGAGGATCAATAAAAGAAGACCGGGTTTTCTTAGAATATATAAACAGCTTAAGATCTTTGATGCAAGATTGGAAAAAATATATAGAGGGGTTTGCTGATAAAAAAATAGAGCACAACGTCAATTTAAAAGTAGTTAACGATCAAGTCCTTGTGCTGAAAGAAATAATATATGAAGTAATGATGGATATGTCTCCAGAGCTTATACCAATTTTTATAGATAAGGTAAATAAACGTATTAATACTATTGATTATGATACACCGGAGTATAACAATTATTTAATTGATGGTGTGGAAGTACAGGATGATTAAAAATAATTCTTTTGTAAATGTTGAGTTTGATAACAACAAAGATCACTCGGGCGAGGCTAAAAGAAGTCGGGTAGATGTCAAGCTTGGCCTTGAGGACATCAAAACATTTTATACGTTTAGAGCCTGGGCTCGTGAAAATTTATCAATATACGAAGAGGGACTTGGCACTTATGAAAATGCAGATGATGAGCTAATCGACAAGCATGCAATTATTTTTTTAAATTATATAAAAAATAACTTTAGTGATTTTGATAATGGAATTATAGAGCGGGAGGACTGGATGAGGCTTTTGTCATCCGCAATACGATATGGGGATAAGCTTTTAAAAGTAAATAAAGATAAAAAATGATAAAAAATGATAAAAATACATTACTTTCTTTAAATAATTCAGGAGAAATAAATGATTTCTTCTATAAAAAGATATCGAGAGTTCTTGACGTAGATGATCAGGAGTTTCTATCGTTTTGTATCGATAGAGCTTTGCGTCTAACCTCCATTGGTGTTAGCAGTAATAAGGAATATAAAATTTTTTGCGGCATAGATGAAGCCTTTAGCAAGTTGGGGAAGAAGAAGAATTATGATATATATAAGGATATTTTATATAATTTAAAAAATGATAATATTAATATTAGTAATACTAATGATTATTACTATCTTATATTGGAGGCTACTTTGAAAAACAATAAATTAGAAAAGAAGGCGTACCCAATAAATATGGGTGCGCTAACTGATGAGATAGGGGAGCCGCACGATATAGCTTCTTGGGGTGTGCTTGTTAATAAGATATATAAAGCTGTTAACAGTGGTGATATGACTCTTAATAACGCTATTGATTATTATTCTGAATCATTAAGTTCTGAGGCTGGGGAGCGTGATAATTTTAAAAAATGGATTTCTTATTATAAGGATGGCGAGCATTTGAAGTATTCAGATTCTGATTTAGAACAGCTAAATAAAACAGCGCTATACCAATTTTCCCCTCATGGTATCGGCCATTATTCTGGTGAAAACAAACCATATGAAGACGATTCTATGCCGGACTTCGAGTCTCTTGTTTCTGATTCGAAAAAGATGGAGGAAGGGCGCAATTCGTATAAAGTTTGGAAGCATAAATTAAATGGTGCATGCAGAAGAATTGATAGACTTTTGAGAGAGAGCGAGGAGCATTGTACGCCTGACCAATATGAAGAACTGATGACACAGCTTCATAGATTTAACCTAATGCTGGGGAAGCTTAGATTCAAGGTGACTGCAGAAGATCTTGCTTTTAAGACTGCAAATAAGTTTAAGAAGCTTGGATTTCATGATGGTGCAAAGATATTATTAAAAGCGGCGCAGGACCAGCTGCCAGATGAAATGCCGGCGGAGACTGGTCCGCTAGAGAGTCCCGATGACTTGTCTGAAATGGCGCCTCTTCCAGAGGAACAAGCCCCGAAGTCTGTTGCCGAACAAGCGGCAGATGAGACAGAGCCCGTTCCCTTGGAGGATCTGCCACAGATTCCTGGCGCAGCCCCAGGCGAGTATGACAAACTCGCCGGCCCAGTATCGCTTGCCGACGCCGCAAAGAAACTAGAGGATGTTGCCGGCATGCTTGCAGACAGGCGCGTTATTAGATACCTTGCGGAATTCGATATAATGCTGGATAAGCTTGGTATAGCAACTATGTTTCCGGAGCTTGCAGAATCTCAGGCACGCCTAATCGAAGCTTATGGGTACGCTCTAACAAGAGTTACGAAAATGTTAGGAATGGTCTCTAGCAGCCAAACACTTATGAACGAAACAGATAATGACGTTGATAAAAATAATGATGGGGTTTCAGACCTGATTCAAGAAGAACAACCTTTAACAGAGGAGCCACAGGGAGTAGGTGAGCCGTCCTTAGAGGAAGCGCCTCCGGCCATCACAGAAGACTCCCCTATTATACCTGGCGCGTAATGGCGCAAACGGGCGAGTATAGATGAATATAAAAAGGCTATTAGGCGACATAAAGAGTGTTGCTGATGACAATTTCATAAAAAAAGTTTATATTGTTGGAGGTATTCCAAGGGACCATTCTCTCGGGATGGGCAGCTTGAAAACAACAGATATTGATATAACGACCAACACTTCTGATATAACTAGGCTCGCTATATTGTACTCAAGCAAGCTGGGAGCAAGCTTCGAACTGTTCGACCAGGGAAATATAAAAGTTTTTTCCTTTGGAACAAATATTGATTTTTCAAGTAATTATATTTCAGAAAATGTTGTCAACTATTTAAAATCTGAAGAGTGTACCGAATATGTGTGTCCTGCGTTTCCAGATATAAACAGAGGTCTTTTTGAGCCGTTTAGTCGCGACTTTACTATAAATACATTACATATGGATTTATCTGATATGAGCGTCTATGACCCAACACAGTCCGGCCTTGACGATCTTAGCAGAAAAATCTTGAAGACGCCGGTTCCTGCCAGCATTACAATGGGCGATGATCCAAGAAGAATATATAGGGCTATTTATTTTTCTTCAAAATATGGATTTAAAATACACAAAGATATAGTGAATTATGTGAAGGGGAATAAGGGCATTGTGGGTGACGAAAGAATAAAGGAATCTTTTGTAACGTCAAAAATATCTCAGGCAATATTATTTGACCCACAAAATACTCTTTCGTTGCTAAGAGAGATGCAAATTCTTGGAAGTATTCCGTTAGTTGGGGAGTTCAAAAATTATATTGTTAAAAACAAGCTCATATTGGAATATTTAGATGATGAAAAGAATTATAGGTGATATCAAAATTACAAGTTTGGTATTATACTAATAATTAATGCTTTTATTGATTATAAGAGGGCTTGGTAAATGATCAGAGGCAAGACAAAAAAGTGTCCTTACGGGCTTCCGATTCCATATGGATGTATGGAGGTTGGTGACTTTATCTCTGTAATGGCTCTAATATCTAAAGATGATAGCGCCGAGGTTACATCAAAGAAGATGATACACAACTGGGACTTGCTTATGCAAATGGATGATGGAAGTAGCTGCAAATACGCGGATGCGCTCATTAAGTCTAAGGATGATGATGAAGTTAAAGCTGTAGACTGTAAGCACGGCGAAGATGCGCAGGGGATGCCGGCTGGAAATGCTGGCATAAACGGTAGCAGCCTCAGCCCTCATTGGTTTGTTGGTGATATGTATCAGCCATTAAAGGGGATGCCTCTTGACTATATATCTGATGATAATCAATACAAAGAATATTTTGGTTCGATTTATACAGATATGATAAACGCAATTAGTTAATTTATAAAAGGATATGATAATGAAGAATAAATTTGTAGAATATTTAGAAGACGCCAAGGGCCTGCCTGCATTGACTGCTCATATGCATGATGTTGGCGATGATCTTATGGTTGTATATGATGAAGAAGTCTCACAAGATTTTTTACCAGCGTCATCTAATGAGGTTGATGTAAAAGACGTTGGAGAGGATCTTTCTGATTTGCTAAAAGATGACGAGCTAGCCGACTTGATTAGTGATTTTACAACTGAATATGCCGAAGAGGTCTCTCCAACTGTAATGGTGCCTGGAACAAATCAGCCGTTAGAGGAGGAGGAGCCTCCGCTTGAAATAGAAAGGGATTGGCTTAACGATAGAAATCCTGAAACTTTCATGGATTATATATCAGGCAGTTACCCGGATGGGATACCACAGCATGATGGCCAGTCTATGATCGGATGCGAAAGAGCAATTTTATACCTATCTAGACTTAACAAGGAGATTTCTGAGGCATTAAGGCTAGACTCAAATGATGCGCTTGATCCTCATGTTCTTGAGGACTATAGGGTTAAAATAATGAGGGATGTTGTAACCTTAAAAACGCGACTTAGCGAATTAAAGACGAAGCTTAACCAGTCTACTAGAGATAAAACTGCACTTTATGATGGTGATCTTATTAAAGAAGCGACAACACCAAGGCTGCAAATAGTGGTTACACCATTTGAAAGAGCTGTTGCTGGCATAATTGTGAACTCTGTTGTATCCGGAGGAAAGCCGTTTGAAGATGTGTACTCTTTTCTGAAGAACAAGTATGCCCTTGATGAGAGAGAAGAGCTTAGCGTTATGCAGATCCTTATGGATGGTGGGTATCACATATTTAAAGATAGGGGCGTAATTGGCTCAGGTAATCCAGATTCTGCCGGGAATCCGAGTCAGCACGGCGTTGAATTTATAACGAATTATTTCGGGTAAACACTGGAGAAATTATGAAGGTTTAGCGACAAAAAATAAATGAAAGCTACTCAACTACAGCTT